TGTTAAATTAACACCAACTGTAGTTGTACCTACTGTTGTTGCAACTCGAGTATATCCAGCAGGATAATAAGGCATTCCAAATGTAGTTGAGCCATCACCAGCTCCCCAAGAGGTTTGAATAGCAGCAAATAAGGCAGCATATGTAGTACGGCTAATATTAGTTGGTGTTGTGGGACAAGCAAGATATCCAGTAGGTGCTGTTGCTCCACCCCACATAATTATTGTTCCAGGTAAAACTCCATCAGTTATTAAAGCAACTGTTCCAGTTATTGATTGTAAAGTAAGAACTGTTGAACCTGCAATTGCTGGGGCAGATAATGTGATAGAACCAGAAGTATTTCCGGCTATTTGAATGGATGACATTTTAAAATCCTTTTCATTTTAATTTCCTTATAATTCAGATGAAAAACTTGCTGCTACTGTACCAAGTGTACCAGATAGATAAAAAGAATTAGTAGACATTCCAAAAACACATTGATCATCTGATATAGAGATAATTGGAGTAGTACCTACCCAACTTCCGTTTACAACTGCAAAAGTAGGAATTGCTCGTTTATTTTGTTTATAATAAACAACACACCAATGGTTAGGGGCTCCACCTAATATACCTCCCAGAATTGCGTAAGCACTTCCATTAGAAGGGTATGTAATGATTTCATAATATCTTTGGCACAGCATTAACTCACGACCATAATCCCTTACATCAAAACTTGTAGCACTACTACCTTTTTCTAGTTGAACACCAGTTATGACAAATGCTGCTCCATTTACTCCAACAAGTGATACTGCTCCTGTTGCTGAATAATATTGACCAGAAGACCAACTACCTGCTGTTCCTGAATATGTTGTTCCGGCTCCAAGACCAAAATATAAAGACATACCAATAGTATTATCTATTGACCAAGTTCCAGTTGTATCTCCAGGAATTGTTACTGTTTTATATTCCCATGTATTTGTAGAATTAATAGTATAAGTAAATGGATAAGAACGATTTGCTGGTTTATTTGTTAATGAACCACCAAAAGTTCCAGTTAAACTTGAGTATGCCCAAAAAGATAATGTAATTGGTGAAGCATTTGCAGTACCCCATGCTAAATCTGTTATATTTAATCCTTCAATGTGTTGTGATATTAAAAAATAATCAGTGGCAGTAACTGAATATGCTGATAATGAATATACAAGTAAAGCATTAGAAAAACCAGGTACTAATGTAGTTCCTGCCTTCTGTATAGAATATTTCGATGCTTGTGTTAAATAGCATCTCCATCTATCAACACTATATTGACCAGTTATTGGTGTAATAGTAGCACTATTATTTCTTTGGTCTATTCTCATATCACCATTAATAATACGATTTTTAAAACCAAAGGTATTTGGTACATTAATAGATTTAGCAAATGATACATTTTGTGAAGCGTCAATTGTTAGAGCAGTTGTTCCAGTAGTTTGTAATTGTAAAATTCCAGAATTATCTGCTGTAGAAATTAGTGAACCTAAACCAACTGTAGAGGCATTTATAGTATTAGCCATTTTTTATTCCTTTAAAATATGACATATCTTTGTCCAGCTGAAACTGTAACTACTACACCAGCTGCAACACTTATTGGTCCAACTGATAAAGCATTAAAACCAGTACCTACTGTATAATTAGCAGAGATTGTAGTGTTATTAACAACAATTCCGTTTGAGGCTATTAATTCAGGTGCTGTTATAGTTCCTGTTAAAACTACATTATTTGATACATCTAAATTAACTGACTTTTCAGCTGGATATGTACAAAATACATTTTTAGTACCAGATGTAAAATTAACTAATGCACCAGCATTGGATGAAGCTAATACAGTAGTTCTTGATAATGTAGTTCCAGATGAAGTATAAGTTCCAATACCAACTTCCCAATTAGTTCCAACTTGATCTACAATACAATAATATGTTGTATTTCCATTCCCTATAACTGCAAACGATTGAAAACTTGATACAGCACCAAGTAATGTAGCTGTTCCAGTACTAACAACTGCTGTTGTTTCTTGTACACGATCCGCTAATACTAAAGCCATAATTGTTCCTTATTAGGCTTAAATATTGCCAGAAGTCATAGTACAACTTGCAAATGTAAGTGTTATTGGGTCATTAACGGCAATATTTGTATTTGTAATAATTACATCTGTTGCTGTTGTACCAACTGTTAAATTAGATACAACTACAACACTTGCTGATGTTTGAAGTTCTGCATATGTAGCTGTTCCTGCTGCTACACCAACTACAGTTGGTGCTGCTGGTGAAACCATTGTAATAACACCAGTTACAGATGCACCAAACATATCAACAGCACCCCAAGTAAAGGTAACTAATGTAGTACCACCTGAAGCTGTCTTTATTACTAATTTTCCTGCTGTTCCAATTGCTGTTGTTATAGCGTTTTGGCGGGCATCTCTCAATGCGGTTGAATAGCTAGCAGCCATATTTAATTCCTTTTAAGTAGAAGGAGTATTCCTTACTCCCTTATTTGTTTGTATTTATTAATCTAATGTCTTTGTTCCAACTATACGACCATTATCATCACGAACTACAACCTTCGGTTTAGTTAAATGATCTGATAACTTATTCATTTGTTCAGTTAATCCAACAAGCTGTTGTTTGACTTCTTCCTGTGGACCTAATACCTTTTTAAGAATACCTAATTGACCTTGAAGATTTTCAGGTGCTTGGAATACTCCTTCACCAACTGCTCCTAATTGTCCTTCAATATTTCCTATTAAATCATTAAATGCTGATTGATTTATTTTGGCTACTTCAATTTCATTTTCAAGTTGTAACTTTTGTTTGTTATATGTAGCTTTTTCAACTTCAACTGCTTTTCTTAAATCTAAATCTTGTTGTTTTAAGAACATTTCTTGTTGTGTCTTTTGGGTATCAGCTTGAACTTGTTGACCCTTCACTTGTGCTAATGCCATTTGTGATTGTGCCATTATCATATTTGGATCAGGTGGAGGAGTTTGTTGTGAAGCTGCTTGTAAACCTTGTTGATATAACTGACCTTTTGGATTATTAAAGAACTCAGCTGGATTTTTATATCCCATTCCTTTAATAAGTCTTGATACACTGTTATATACTTTATTTGGATCAACCATACTTGAGATTTGTGGTGGTAATCCACCAATCTTTTCTTGTAATGCCAATAATTGATTAATATTTACTAAATCTTGTTGCTTATCTAATGCCCCAGTTCCAACACATATCGTAATTGTGTCTAAATTAGTCCATTGCTTCGGATCAACTTCTGCAAACTCACTATTAATACGAATTAACTCTGGTCCATCAGCATAATTTGTTGCTAATCCAATAATCTTTTTATACATTGGACCAATACCAGTCTCTGCTATAATACGAATGATTAAAGCAATCTTTTCTTGACTGGCTGACATTATTGCTTGTGTTCCAGTTGCTGTTTTATTAAAAACATTACCATCTATTCCTTGTGTCATTCTTGAAACACCTGAACGACTTTCAGCAATATTGTCAATGTATTCTAATAATTTAAATGATTCAGCTCCCACACCTGTTGATGGTAATGGGAAAAAGGCATTGTTAATATCACCTCTCATCTTGATATAATTACCTGGATTGGTATCTAATAAGTCGTTAGGATCAACAACTTTATTCATATCAATTGCTTTTGCTGGATTGATGTTGAAAGTCATACTATCTAAATTGGCTCTCATCAACATTGATTTCAATAACTGTAAGTCCATTACTTCATCAGCCATTGATCTACCATTCCACTTATGCGGTTGCGGAAATGGTGAAGTTGAAACGAATGGTTGTGTGTAAACCTCTTCGTTATCTAATATTTTATTACCAACTTTTGTAACCTTTCTGTATTCAGCTATTCCATCTCCATTATAATCACACTTAAAATATGCCTCTACAACCCATACTTCCCGTTGCGATGGATCAGTTGGCATAAGTTGAGTGTGATTATCATAATAGAATGTACCATCTCTGGTATCTCTTGCTATCCTTTCTTGCGAAAATGCTGTTGATGCATCAGTTCCATCTTCAATGTCATCTTCAATCTTATATCCCTGCTCTCTTAACCAACTTATAGTCTTTTGAACTCTATGAGCTACAAATGGTGAATCATCAAGATCTAATGAACGAGTACGAGAACTAACAACTATCTCTTCAGGCGGAACATTAATTATCTTAATCTTTCCTTGATGTGCTTTCTTTCTTTTGATGGTAATATCGTGAGTTTGTTGAGTTTCACCAGTTAATGGATTTGGTTCGCTTTCTTGAGAATCATGCTCAACTGGCTCTACATCTTCATCTTGTAATAACTGGGTGAGTTCTAAATCATTTAACCCTTTAAACTCTTCTCTGGAATATTCAATTGTGTTGTCATAATAAATCTTTAATATTCCGTTCTTTTGTAGTAAAGCATCAAAAACGAAGTCGTGTATGATTAAGAAACCTGGATTCTTTTTATACAAAACATATGTACAATAAGCTGTTGCTAATTCAGCATCAATTTCTGTTCCTGGACCTGTAGGATCAAATTGGACAACATCTTCAGAATGAAAGACTTTCATTATCTGTGGCATAATCCAACTGATAGTTTCTTGTACTTCACTAGAGACGTATGCTGCCCGGCCCTTCTTCTCATTACCAAAAGGCTCCTTATTAAAATACTTAAAAGCTTTGGCTCTTTCACGAGCTATCTTGGTGTTATAGGTCTGTGAATAGGAGATTTCAGTATTGATGATTCTCACTAAATCTTCTTTCTTGAGTCTTTTTTTGTATGCCATTTGTCGTCCTTGGCTTATTTGTAAACTATTTATACTTTTCTTTTATTTTCTGCCCAAATTGTTGAAATTTTTAGCGTTTTAGTTGAAAATATATTAAAACTCGGAGAGAAATATGGAAAAACAAGCAAGGAAGCACAAAAAAAGATCAGTTTTGGAAAGATTTAACGAAAAATATGTAATTAATGAAGAAACTGATTGTTGGGAATGGACTGATTATTTAAATCCAGATGGATATGGACGATTACAAATAAATAAAACATCTATAGGAGCCCATCGTGTTGCTTACGAATTGTTTATAGGACCTATTCCAGATGGACTTTTTGTATTACATAGTTGTGATAATCCACCTTGTGTTAATCCATTACATCTATTTCTTGGTACAACTCAAGATAATACCCAAGATAAAATTAATAAAAATAGACAACAAAAAGGTGAAGCAGATCGTTATTCAAAACTTACTGAACAAGAAGTATTAGAAATAAGAGCAAGATATACTACTGGTGGAATAACTCATAAACAATTAGCAGATAACTATAATGTTACTCCAGGAACAATTTATTTTGTGGTTAATAAAATAACCTGGACTCACATCTAACTATTTCTTCTTCTTCTTTTGGAATTTACCAGCTGCTTTATCAGCCGCCACAAAGTCCTCTGCAACTACTTGCGGTATCTTAACTTTCTTTGCAAATTCTGGATCGTGAGCAGCTATATTCATTATTTTATGTTGCTTTGAATTTTTACTTGGCATTGTTAACTTCCTTGTTGTTTGTTTTATTTATAGTGTAATTTCATATGTAGTTCTTTTAACTTCTGCTCCAATCAATTTTGCTACTTTCTGATATGCCTTTCTACTTGAATCAAACCCTATTGTTTTAATACCTAAACTCTTTGCTATTTCAATCCATTCAGGCATGTATTTGGTATAATAATTACCTGAATCACAATATGAACACCAAACCCACCAATTTGTACCTGTTTGAACTACTACGACAAAGTCATTGTTGTTTATATAAAAGAAAGTATTGGTATTAGAAGCGATTGCTAACACTACATCTATGACTTGCCAGGTATCTTTATCTTTTACTCGCACAACTTCTAATCCATTAACGAGTGGAACTAAATCACTTCTTAAATCTCCTGGTCTAAAATTCATAAGCACTCCAACAATAATCAGGAGTTCTATCCCTAATCTTTTTCCAGGTCGCATTATTACTAATCATTGCTGGTCCTAATGGATATGCAAATGTAAGAGCAAGTGCATCACCAAAATCAGGTGAACGCTTAATTCGCTTCTTAACTTCTGCCTTACTTTCTAATTGCAACTTACCAGCAGTATTATGTTTATATCCAAAACTAGTAAGATCTTCTCAATGTGATCTTCATCTGGTATTGATACCTCACCACTTAACCATTCCTTTAAATCACCAAAGATTTCTGCCCTCTTGTTAGCATATTGTTGGTCATTCGGAGTTGAACTAAAATGTATCTCTTCTGATGCATATCCACGCAATCTCAAACAAGCAGCAACACCTCCACCATAGCCTCCAGTTCCATCTATAAAAATCTTTGTAGGTGCATCCTTTAATATGATTTTGATTAAATGATCAGCTACCTTGTCATTCTCCATCTGACTTAAAAACTCATACTTTTCAACTGTACTTCCCTTACGCCATACAATACATGTCTTGTCCTTTCCCATTGTCGCGACATCTACACCTAGGATCAGTGGCATAGATTTAGATTCAGGTGGCAACTCCCTCTTCCTTGCCTTCAATACATTTTCAGGTAATATAAATGTATCACCACTAGTAGACCTAAATGCTTCAGCTACACTGATCGGATATTCTTGCCTAAACTTATCTTCACCTAATAAACGCATTGTCGTTCTACGCCAAAAGATTTGAGCATCAGATAACTTATAAAGGTCTTGATATTCCTTTTCGTCTTTAGTTGGTGTCCAGTTAGGTGGTGGAGTAGTTGAACAATCACTATCAATCGTCCATGGAAAGAACAAAGGAATATACCCATTCTCACCTGCTTCTGCATCTACCCACATATCATAAAATAATGAACCTATTCCATTTGGTGTAGATTCAACAATAATCTCTGTTCCCTCTACATCAGCAACTGATCTTAAAAGTGAAGCTGCTATTTCATAAGCACTAGGCCAAAAACCAATTTCAGAACAATGTAGGTAATGTATTGTGTCTCCACGACCTGATTGTTCAGAACCAGCTGTAGTTACTTTAATAGATGAATCAATAGATGCAAACTCTAACTCTTTTGAATTTGATCTTCGGATATCTGGCTTAACTGGTAATGGTAAATTGTAATGAAACCTTTTATAGATTTTGAATAGGGCATTAGTTGAATCAGTTACATGTGTTACAACAGCACCTCGTTTGTGCTTGTCTAATGCCGTCTTTTGAATAATCCTTCCAGATACATAACTACTAATACCTAACTTCCTTGATTTGAGAATAATTAGACGAACCATCCCTGTTTCTGCTTTTTGCCTCTCTATAGTTTCATGTACTAATAATTGCTGCGGATTTAATTTGAATGGAACTAAATTACCTTTGTTGTCTACAATCTTTAAACAGTTCTCGGCATAATATGGAAAGTCTTCCTTGAACTTTTGAATTACTTCCTTTAATTCGTCCATTAGTTCTTAAGTCCTTCCAAGAATGTTGAATATGTCTTGTCTTCCTTGGGTATTATTTCTTTTGTTGAATGCTTATGTATTAGGTCTAATAACTTCAGTACTTGGTCACATCTTTTTAAGTCACCAGTAGAGATAAGCTTTAATGAGTAATTAACTAATGGTCCAGTACAATTTTCCTTTAACTCCTCCATTGTTGCTTTTTGACTAGTACGCAATAAATCAAATATTGTTTCCTCTTGTGATGCTATCTCTTTGTCTGTCATGAACCATTCCTTGGTCGGTTGTTGGTTTTATTTGTATTTATAACATTGATGCATGTTGGTGATTTTTTGAAAAAAATTAAAAATTTGGATGTGGTGCTGTTTCTACAAAATTTAGAAAATATTCTTGTGGTGCTGTATAGAAATTGACTGGCTACTCCAACCTAGATTAGGTGCTACGCCAAATGACCAAACTGGTTTGACCATCCAACCTGTACAACCTAACCTATCCAATCGTTAGTCCTAAACTATACAACGAATTATGACCTACCCTATCCCAACCAATAAGACAACTAGATTATTTAATAGAGAAAGATAATCTATCATTATTATTATCAACTAAATATCTTACTATTATCAAGGAGTTAAATAGGGTAAAGATTGGTAAGGGGTTTATTCTTTATAAAGTATGAAATTATCCCAAGAGGTTAACCACAACCTTTACATAATAAACAGCACTTTACTAATAGGGTACAAACAATAGGATGGTAGGGGGAGAAGATATTGGATGGTTAGTCTCAATTGAGACTAGTTTGGTTGTCGAACAAAAAGTACCACTTGACATTTAGGCACACAATAACACAAACATACATATTAGTTTAGGTATGATTTAAAGAATGGTGGCGAATATAGTGCCGTCCATGAC